AAGCAATATATGGCCTTGGTTTGATCATGCTCATCAATCTGTCTCTTTCTTTGATTAGTTGACTTGCAGTCTCACGCCATTGGGTATAAGGTTCTCCTTTTTGCACACTGAATTCTGCCATTGTATATCCGACAATATCAGTATAGGATTCTCCAACAATTCTTGCGACCATTGCTATTGCGCAGGCTATATTCATTAATTTCTTAAAAATTTCACTTGTCTGCAATTTGACAAGTTTGCTTCCAGATTCATGAGTTAGAACTAATTGATCAACCTGGATTGTGCTTCCAGAAGGAGCTGCATTAATCTGAGCAACTTCTTTATTTCCATCCATGCCATAAATCTCAACCCAATCTTCATCAGCAAATCCAGTAATACTAGCAACTGTTAAACTCACATCAGTACCAGCTGTACTAGCTGCACTTGTTGTTGTTGAAGTTGAGCTTTCCTCAACCCATCCATAAATATATTTAACAGTTATGGCTTTGTCTTTTTGTTTAAAAGTTGAAACAGTAGCATCAGTACTCAAAACCATTTTTCCACTTTCTTTAGAAATATGCAGATTAGCAGGATCTTCTGTATCTCCATCAATTCTTAATTCTCTAACTGCTAATAAAGGATTTTTATCTGTGAATATTCTATTAGTCCCATTTCCATCAAGGGTATCTTGTCTTTCTTTTGGAGTAAAAGAAGTCTTGGCCCATCTTTCAACTTGTGGCTCACATTCAGCAATAATATTTCCAACATCTGTATCATTTATTTCAGTGTCGCCTATTCCAGATGTTCTTCTCACACTTGCTACAGTTACATAATTTCCATCTGCCATTTTAAAGCCCTATGAATTTTTTTAATCCCAAGAATACTGTCAAAATTGATAGCCAGACATATTGGATTTTTTTATGAAACTTATAATCTCCAATTTTTTTTCTGATATGGACTAAGTTATTGTACATAAGAATATCTCTGTCTAAACTTCTCATTTTCTTAAATTCGCTTAATTGAATATCAAGATTGTTTTCCATATTCTTTTTTTAATTTAGCCTCTACGTCATCCCTGAATGGAAGTTTTTCATTATTAGAAATCGCACTAACTAATTCTTTTTCCTCAGGGTATATCCTGAGAATGTCCTCAGCAGTCTTCTTGCCAATTCCCTTAATGTTTTGGAGCCTTTTTCTGTACTGCTTTTTTGCGTTTTTTTTTAAATCAGACTCTTCGATTTGTTTGGTTTCAACTTTCTTTTCTCCAATCTTTCCTTCAGTAGTTTCAAGCTTTTCAAAACCATTGGCTTTTCCTACTTCTTCAGGAAGATCTATGGTCTCTCCTGTTTTCACAGATTCCCATTTGTATCCACCATCAACATCATCAAGCCTAATTTGTACAGGCTCGCCATTATTCACAAACTTCATTTTCAGTAAGCCTCATATATCACATCTACAATCACTCAAATCAAGAGCAGTACCTGTGTTGTCATGCAAGGCAACACGTGGATAATAAACAGCATCTGTATTCGCAGCAGCCAAATCTATGATTTTTTGAGATTTTAATTCTCCATCTGTGTCTATATCAACTGTACATGTGTTTGTAGGATAATTTACATGCACTGCCAATATTTTCCCTGTTACAGGATTGCAATAAGCAGATGCATCTCCAGAAGCATCAGCTGCTCCTGAATTTATCCTTATCCTTTGTATTTTGCTTGGCATTTTTTTCTCCTATAATTTAATTATTTGGTTTTCTTTTACTGCTAAACCTAAAGCAAATTCTAAAATAAAAAAATAAAAATTTACTTTTCTGTGACTGTTACTTCAACACCTTGCAATGCTACATCTGTTGATGCTGCAGTTGTGACTGTAATCAACACATAATATGAGTTTCCTGAAATTACTGTATGACTTAATCCTGTCTTTGAATCTGCTATGAGATAATCTGCGGTTTTACTAATTTGAGTTATTGCTCCAACAGAAGCATCTGTCAAATCTCCTGCTGCTGCAGTTGTTGCTCTCAAATCAGCATCTACTGTTGCAGTATTTCCAGCACTTTCCAATTGACCACTAACCATAAATCCAGTGATAACATCTCCAGCTTTCAAATTTAATGGAATACAGAATGTTGCTGCTGTTTGTGAAGCTGCTATTGTTGCAATACCAGTGTCATTAGCAATGCCCACAGTTCCAGTTGCTCCTTCACTTCCTGATCTAGCTGGAAAATGATAAACCTGATTAGCTCTTGAAAGAGCTCCTGTAGTTTCATCTACATCATCAGTAACCATTCCAATTTTACTTATTGGTTTTGCCATTTTCTTTTAACGGCAATTACGCGTTTCTTCCCATTACGTAAATTGTTCTAGCTTCATTATCTGTTGAGCCTGGAATTGTCAAAACTCCTGCTGTGCTGATTGCCGCTACGGGTAACCATCCATCAGTTGCTGCCTGACAACTTGCTGCTACAATCTTTGTTGCATCGATAGTTCCACTAATGTCAATAGTATCTCCATCATCAGCTGTTGCTGGTGTAACAATTGTCCAGACGTTGAACCCAGTTAAGGGAGCGTCCATTGTTACGGTACAATTTGCTATATCTATTGCTGCCATATTTTTCCTCCTATAATTTAATTATATTTTTATGAGATTTTTTCTCAGTTATTTTTTCTGTAAATTTAAAAACAATATTAAAATCTAAAAAATAACAAAAAGGATTATGCTATGTTGTCTATGAAGCTATTGAACTTTGTATTTCTCATGATCAAACATTCATATATTTTCAACATAAACTTCTGTGAATCATTAGTTTTAGCTAAATCTTCATAAGTCATGTCTTGTAAGACTCTCATCTCTATGAAGTCTGTATCAAGGAAATAGATCTGTTTTGCTCCAGAGGTATTGCTTAGGTTCATGCTTGGAATCACTGGGATTGGCCCTACCATTGTTTGAAGCACTAAAGTAGCACTTACTCCAAAAGGTAAGTTTCCTCCAGCAGCCATGTCTCCAGGACTGTATCTAAAGGTATCAATCATTAACCTTCTGATGTCTACTAAAACAGCGCTTGAACATACAGCGATTTTTGGCCTTCCGCCATCATCCCATGCATATCTAACAGCAGTTTCAATATCATCCCAAGTCATTGCTGCACTACTAAGATCAACCACATTTTCAGTAGCTTGTAGTTTTACAATTCCACTGAACTCTGTAGCAGTAGTTGAAGCATCACCATTAATAATAAGATCTTCTTCTTTTTCTCTTAATGATCTAGCCTTCATAACAACTTCCAATTGCTTTGCATTTGGAGCTCCAGTAGGACTGAATGGACTACCCCCGCCTAATCCTGCACCTGTAGGTTGAAAACCTTCCAAGATGTATGATGGATAAGCTGCCTGTGCTTGACCAGTTACTCTACCAACTGCATAAATGTATTTGATAGAAGTACTTGCTCTAACATAGGTATCTGTAGTTTCAGCCATAGCTGCATCTTCAGCTGCTGTAAAAGCACCGCCTTTAGCAGTGATCTTGTTATAGTCAGCTGTTAATCCCTGGTTTGTAACTCTAGGAATTAATTCAACTAATGGAGTGAACTTCCTTGTTGTATCAACAATTCTTGGATCAAGGTAAATCGGCACCATTGCATAACCCGCTGTACCTGCTCCGCCAGCTTCTGATGTCAAGGCCTTAAATCCAGCTCCAAAAGAATGACTGTAAGCGCTTTTTGCATTTACCTTGCCGACACTTTCTGAGTATATACCCTTTGATTCAAAGGTCTGAGTATTCTCTGTCATTTTAAGCTATGGCATCAAGAGGTTCTACGGATTTCTGCTCTGCAGGTTCATCTTTCTTTTGAGGTTCTGCCATTGACTTATGAACAGGCTTTTTTAACAGAGCTTTAATCTCTGCATTTTCCTTTTTCAAACCGTCAACTTCTTCTCTAAGAGCTTTCAATTCACTTTTAGATTCAACATCGCTTGATTCTGAATTTTCAGATTCTTCTGTTGATTCTTCTTGAGTTTCTTCAGCGGGAGCTTCAGATTCTTCAGAAGTTTCTTCAGATTCCTCTTTTGATTCTTCTTCAGGTTTTGTCTCTTCTTTTTCCTCTACCATATTTTTCCTCCTATAATTTAATTTGGTATCACGTGAGTGATTATGATTTTTGACTTCCAGTTGATTTTCTATATCTGGATTTGTTGTTTTTTCATTTTTGTATTCTTCAACTGCATTAATAGACTTCATGAAACCTTCCCTAATCTGAGAAACAGTATTAACAGGATTTCCTGTCAACGCGACATTCAATAATCTAACATCATCCAACATCCTTCCATCTTCACCATTAATTGATTTATTGGCTACTN